CTTTTGTGAACTTCTGTTTGAGAACTTTGATCCATTGTGACCTGTCGGATTCTTCTTCAAACTGGAACTGGTCATTTGCCATCTTTGACACAAGGTCGTCGAACCGTCTGATCTCGAGCCCGTGCTTTGCCAGTTCTGTGGATAGCGAGAAAACGTAGTCTCTGCTTGCCATGTCATTTGGCGCAATCTTCTTCCCATCAGTTTTGTCTTCCAGCAAGATTGGCCTGTCTAGCACCCACAGTTCACCGTTTGAGTCAGGGATTTCCAGCCCTCCACTCTCCTTTGTGCCATGCCACACTTCAGGCGGCAGATCTAGCCAACCATCTTCAGTGTTGAGTCTCGTCCAGTGGGCGAGTGATCCAGCGACAAGAATGTTCCCCATCTCTGGATCAAGCCCCCTACGCACAAGCTTCATCACTTGGTCCAGTGTTGAGGTCACCTTTTCTCTAATCGTTGTGCGTCCAGTGGTTTCCCAGTCACCAGAGCAGTAACTGGCAAGTCCTCTTGTCACACTTGCAAATGTGCCCTCTTCAGTTATGGTCACTCTGAAGAATTCGCTTTTCATTGCGATCATCTGTTTGATGATCTTGGCCTCAAAGCCGATCCTGTTCATGATATGCAGTACCCGTAACGGGTCAGCAGCATCAGAGAACGCCTCATCCACATCATCACCGCCTCCGTCAACATACACAAGGCTGCTCTGCCCGTACAGCCGTCTGTAGCACTCGTAACTGATGTACTTGTAAACGAAGTTTGCCACTGTGTTTGTCCAAGTTGTGCCCCTCCAACCTGACATCAAGCCTTTCTTGACATGGATCACTTCCTTCTCACCGTGCTCATCCTCAAACACATGTTTCATGTTGAACATTGCCTCAGATATGGCATTCACGAACATCCACATGTCCTTTGGCTGGCCAAGTTCTTCAGAGGACAGCACCTCAATGATTTTTGACATCTCCCATGCTGAATGTCCTTCATTGAAAGAAGCCCAATCGTACAGCAAGTGATGCATTGGCGCCATTTTCCTGTCAAAGTATCTGATATCATCGTCATTCGGTGCGTTCAGCCTGACACTGCCAATCTGTTCCTGCTTTTCAGCCCAAAACAATATATAACTGAAGAAAATGTAGTGTGTTAGCGACCCTGCGTTTAGCACTCTCTCACGAGCACCAACTTCGTACTTTATAGTTTCCAGCGTTTTGTTGAAGTTTTCTGCTCTGGTGTCGATTATATCAAACAAGTCACGCGTCTCGAAAACGGTGCCCTTGGTGTGTCTGCCGACCAACTCACTGCACACGCCACTGACTTCATCCATCACGATGGTTATGTACTTCTTTTCCCAAGATTCAAGTTTGTTGAAC